TAATGAGTAAATCAGCAGTACCATATGTAAAACAGAAGAAAGACCAAAACGGTAATAAAATTAATAAGAAGAGATATAGCCATGGATCATACCGTTGCAAGCGTAAGCCTAATAGCCCTAGATGCAAAAAGTAATTGGTTTTCTTAGTGCAGTAGGTATATTAACATTACATCTATTAGCTATAACACCAATATTTATTATAGGGGTAATATTTATTATTGTATATGCCCCTATTGTAATAGTAGCTACTATAGTAGATTTTATTGATGAGATAAAGAATGGGAGTCGTTATGGAAAGAAGTGAAAAAGCATTTAATGAATGGTCTTTTGTTGAAAAAGGTTTTGATCAAGAACATTGGTATATTAAATTAAGTGGTGGTATATATCATGGAGTTGTATATAAGTATGAATCTATTAAACTAAATGAAACAACTGAATCAATAGATTATGATTATGAGATAATAGATTATCTTGGGGATGATCCCCATGGAGAGCCTGGTTTTAATAGAGCCTCTGGCGAGATACTCCGTTCTATCTTAGATGATGCCATGGATAAACAAGATTTTATAGTAGGTGATAAAGATGGTAGAGCCATTAATAATATTAGCTGAAGAATGCGCAGAGGTTGTTCAAGCGGTATCTAAACTACAGCGTTTTGGTATAGATGATGCTAAAAATATCAAGGCCCTAGAAAATGAAATAGGTGATGTCCTTGCTATGTTAGCTATCTTAGATCATTACGACTATTTAGATAGTAATAAGATAATGGAAAGAGTCCCTATTAAACTACGTAAGCTAAAGAAATATAGTAATATCAAAGGTTTAGACTCAATAATTAAAAGCTTATAAATAACCCTATAGTATTTTTAAATATAGGAAATTTATGCTACCCTTTAAATCATTTATCGAAGAAGGCAAGAATGATCCAGCTATCTTCCATGCCATCTTTATGGCTGGTGGCCCGGGCTCTGGTAAATCATATATATCTAATTCCTTAGGTTTACGTGCAATGGGTTTTACTGAAATCAATTCTGATAAGGCATTTGAAATGGGCTTGAAAAAGTCCCTTTTATCGTTAAAGATGCCAGATTCTGAAGAGTATCCACGTAACATCGTGAGGGGTTTAGCAAAGAAAACTACTAAGGCTAAACATGGCCATGCGATTGATGGCCGTCTTGGTATGGTTATTGATGGCACCGGTAAAGATGCAGGTAAAATCGCTAAACAAGCTAAGCAATTAGAATTACTTGGGTATGAAGTGGCCATGGTATTTGTTGATACTGACTTAGAAACTACAAAGAAGCGTAATGCTGAAAGGGATAGATCTCTTAAAGATGGCCCTTTAATTAAGATGTGGAAGGCTGTACAAACAAATAGATCTAAGTTTAAGAAGGTATTTGGGGCTAGATTATTTGTTATCGATAATTCAAACCGAGAAGTAGCCGCAGCCCAATCAACCAAGGTATATACTAGAATTATGACTTGGGCTAAAAAATTACCTAATAACCCAGCAGTTAAGAATTGGATGGAGCATTCATGAATTTTAAAGAGTTTTTAAACGAAGCTACTAATCTAAGCGCATCAGAGCTAGAGAAGCCTAATGCTACAACTAAAGAGGCTAGAGTTACTATTCTTATTAACCTAATTAAAGCAGGTACCCCTTTAGAGAGGGTTAAAGGTAAACCATTCTTAGTAAAGGATGTTGAAGCGGTCCTTGCTGCTATTAATCAATTTAAGAAAGATGGTAATAACTTTACATTAGGTATGGATGGTGATAAGCCAGTGATGAATCAACACCTTAAGAAATCAAAAGCTTTTGGTGGGGGAGTATCAGGGGCTGGTGGCGGTACTGCCCAAACAGCTATAGTCGAATCTACCCAATGCCTTTGGTTAGCCGCTATGCTACATGAAGGTCCTACTAATCCAGAAGAACATTTTACTGATGCTATCCTTAAGAAGTATAAGAAATATATTGATGTAGGTAAGACTACTATGGAGCAAATGTTAGGGGTGGATGATTCATGGAAGACAAGTTCTTACTTAAGTGGTAAATACCTAATTGCCAATGGTTATGTTAATAAGAATCAGAAATTCCATCGTGACTCAAAGGTAATGGCAGCAATATATAATGCTAAGAATATTGCCTTTAAGAATAACGATATGGGTAAGTTTAAAGATGATAAATGGAATCCAGGAGATATCTGGGCGGTTGATAAATCATTTAAAATATCTGATTTAAATACCACCACGGTTAAACAGCTTAATAGATCTATTATGGATGGCTTTAATTCTAGAATGTGCGTTGGTATTTCCCTTAAGAAAGTTATTAAAAAGGCTAAGGCCAAAGAATTTAATGTTAAATTACCACCAGATACAGCTGACCATAAGATTCATAAACTTGAATTATCATCTTCGAAGGGTACATTTTGGAGTGCAAAGAGTGGTACAGTTACATATGATGAAGGGCGAGTGGCTATTATGGCTAATTCATCGATGGGCAGCAATAAGATGGAAATCTTAGGTAAGACTGCTAGGGGTGGCTCTATTGGGTGGGGAGTTATTATTGACTCTGCTAAGATGGTCTTCGGTAGGAAGATGAGGACCCATCAACAGATTAAACGTATCGCAATTCAAGTGGCGAAAAAGAAAGATAAACGAGCAAGAAGTGTATTCTTTAAGATGATTAATGATGCAGTTCCAATGGCTAGAAAAGAATTCGATGAGAATATAGATACAAAAGATGCACCATGGGTAGCATCTAAGTTAGGGGCAGTATTAGTATGTAGAATACTAACCCTCAATAAAGGTGTTAAAGCAAACCGATTTATCACAAAGGTTATTAACTATGCAGGGTCTAAATCAGAAGACTCTTCAGCTTATTTAAAGGTATACGAATAATGAAATCATTAAAACAACACATAACAGAAGCAAAAGCAATGAGTAAGGAAACTGCCATTGAAGTATTAAAAATCTTACAATTTAGTAAGCCATATCAAGGGGCTATTACCTTTAATAAGGCAATGAGAGATAGACTTAAAGATAATTTACCAGATGGTACTAAGTTTACTAGAGATGTTCCAGGGTAAAGATAGTTTTTACTTTGATGATGGCGATTGGGTTAAGAATGATAAGACCTTAGTTAAAGGTGGTATGAATCGTAAGGACTTTAAAACATTAATTAAAGCTGCGGGGCTTAAGCTCTAATAGCTAATGGGCCAACTAATCCAATTCAGATCTAAACCTGCCGATTATGATATTGAAATGTGGCCAGCTGATTGGGAAAGTGAATATAACCCTACGTTATATGAATTAACAACTACCCTTAATACTATAGAGGGTTACCGCCAGATGTTAATACAAGAATTAGCTAATTCAGGGGTATCAACAGAGTTTGGTATAAGAGAAGGATTGGAACAACTTGAATGTATGCATAGTACATTAATGAATTATTACAGAACAGATTAAAAATGATTAAATTTAATAAATATCTCGACGAAGCAAAGAATACCCATATGACCCATATCGAGGATATGGTAATTGATGGGGGAGTCAATGGTACTCGGGCAGCTATAAATGCCTTACGTGATTTAAGAGATATGCTTGGGGGTAATACAAATGACACCAAAGCAGTAACAGTCAAATGGGATGGAGCCCCTGCAGTATTTGCAGGGATAGATCCAACAGATGGGGAGTTTTTCGTTGCTAAAAAAGGAATATTTAATAAAAATCCTAAAGTATACAAGTCTCATAGCGATATCATTGCAGACACTTCAGGTGATTTATCAGCTAAGCTCATTATCGCCTTTGACGAATTAAAGAAAGTAGGTATTAAGAAAGGGGTATATCAAGGGGACATTATGTTCACTAAGGGTGACCTAAAGAAAGAAACAATTGATGGAACAAAATATGTTACATTCCACCCTAATACAATTGTATATGCTGTACCGGTAGCAGAAGCTAAGGAAGTATTAGCGGCTAATATCGGGGTGGTATGGCATACTAAATATACAGGAAGTTCATTTGAAACTATGAGCGCCGTCTTTGGCGTTAAGTTAAGTGAATTTAAACAAACTAAAACCGTATGGCAGAAGAGTGCAGATTTACCAGATATGTCAGGGGTTGCTACATTAACTAAAAAGGAAACAGATGAAATTACTAAACACATCTCCAATGCAGGTAAAATCTTTAACAAAATTAAATCAAATACTCTCAAAGACGTGTCAACATCTAAAGAAATTAACCTCTTCATTAATACTTTTCGAAACACGAAAGTCAGAGCTCAGAGCGAAATCATCAACACCAAACAGTATGTACAAGAACTAATTGATTGGATTCATGCACGGTATGATAAAGAAATAGATAAGTTAAAAAGTGATAAGGGCAAGGCCCGTAAGAATGCTAAGAAGATTGAAGCCTTAGCATTCTTTTCTTCTAGTAATAAGAAGAGCTTACAATTAATGTTTGATATGCAGAATGAATTGGTTAATGCTAAAAAGGCCTTGCTTAAACATTTAAACAAATTAGATAGTATAAATACGTTTGTGAAGACTAAAAATGGTTTTAAAGTGACAGGGGCTGAAGGCTTTGTTGCAATCGATCATTTAACAAATGGTGCCGTAAAGATCGTAGATCGTATGGAATTTAGTCATAATAATTTTAGTAAAGATATAATCAAAGGATGGGAATCAGATGCCAGAGGATAATATAGACGAAGCACTAAGTGCAAAATCACGTATGAAGATGAAACAGGCCTTTAAAAAGTCTGCAGCTAAACGCAAGATTGGCATGAAGAAGTCTGCTAAGAAACTAAAAAACCCTGAGAAGCTTAAAAAGACTGCTATGAAAAAGGCACGTGATATGGTAGCTAAGAAGATAATGAAAGGTAAGGATAAGAGTGATATGTCTTTTGCCCAACGTCAATCTTTAGAGAAGAAGCTTAATAAAAAGAAAGGGGCCATTGCTAAACTTGCTAAGAAGATTAAAGGTAAGGTTAAGATGGATGATAAAGAAAGAGTTAAGAAGGCTAGAGCTAAAGGATGATTCATTCGTTTAAGGAGCATTACCTCGAGGAGGCTAAGGCTGAAACTGCGGTGATTAACTTTGGTAGGTTTAATCCTCCAACTAACGGCCATGAGAAGCTTCTTAATGCTTCAATGCAGGCTGCTAGTGGTGAACATAGGGTATATGCTTCCCAAACACAAGATGCTAAAAAGAATCCTTTATCATTTACTGATAAGGTTAAATTTATGCGTAAGATGTTCCCTAAACACGCTAGGCATATTCTTATGGATAAGAAAGTCCGTAATATGTTTGATGCCTTAACTATTGCTTATGCTGATGGTTTTAAGAAATGTGTGGTGGTAGTTGGTTCTGACCGAGTAAAAGAATTTGATAAGGCCTTAAACAAATACAATGGGGTTAAAGCCCGCCACGGTTTCTATGACTTCGAAGGGGGTGTTAAGATCGTATCGGCTGGGGAAAGAGACCCAGATTCTGATGATGTATCAGGGATGTCTGCATCTAAACTAAGATCTGCAGCAAAGGATAATGATCTTATTACCTTTACTAAGGGAATGCCTAAGGGTTATAAAGGGGCAGAAGAGCTTATGAAGGCTGTTAGAAATGGTATGGGCCTTAAAGAATCTAATTGTTTCAGGAAGAATATGAAATTAAAGAGGACTACAATGCTTCGTGAGAAGTATATCGAAGGTAGTCTATTTGAAGTTGGTGATCGAGTTATTATAGACGAGACTCGTGAGGTAGCTACTATAAATAAATTATGTAGTAATTATGTGGAAGTGAATATTAATGGAAAAACTAAAAACGTTTGGATATCTGATATATGTAAAGAATAAACTAACTGTATTATGATATTGACTGAAAATAACTTTGAGTTATATGCGTCAAAGCATTATCAACGAAGTAAATGGGCAACAACTGAAGAATTTAAATCTGACTTAGCTAGATTTAAATATATTAATAGATTAATTAATAGGTACTATAGGGACGATGATCTTAAAGAGAGGTTAATATTAAATCATATTATAGTATTAGGTAATGTGTTATCGCCTGAAATTACTGCAGAAATGCTAATGATGAATACTGACTGTCCCTTGAAAAGTGTTATTAAAACCTTTTTAGTATATTTACATTACTTACCAGAAAATAACTATGTTGAAGTCCCCTTGGACTCAACAATAATAAATGTATTAAGAGAGATATAATGGGAATATCAAGAGCAGCAGATTTATATTACACCTATAGGTTTTTAAAGACGTTAATTACCCCTTGGAAGGATATGGATGCTTATAAATTAGGCATCATCGACGAGAACGGTAAGAATCTAATTAAGACTAAAAACCTTAAAACTAATGACGAGAAGGATTCATTTACTACCTTCCATCGATTAGTATTCAATATCAAGCGGATGATGGAAAAGATTCCCTTTGGTAAATCACGTATCGCTTCATATGCCGCGGCCTTGTATCTATTAAGGGAAGAGACAGGAATGTCTGATGCAGCCCTAATAGATGTTATGCAACAATTAGGGGTTGATACTGAAATTACAAGTTCAGGCCCTATGGATATTAATGAAAATACCCAATATATATTATCAAATACTATTAATGAAGACTATCCTAAAGGCTCTATTATAACTATAGAAAATACAAACCCCTCGAATAACTTTGCTGGTATCCCTATATATAAAACACAAGAAAATATTTATATTACTTTAGAAAATATTTTATAAGGCCAGTGTACTTTTATGTTGTATTATGATATAATGGTACCATATCAATTGAAGTGAGGAGTGTATTATGTCTATATTAGTAATTAAGAGAAACGGTAACAAAGAAGAATTTCATCTATCTAAAATACATAAGGTATTAGATTGGGCATGTAAAGATATTACTGGCGTGTCTGTATCAGAAATCGAATTAAAAGCTAACGTACAGTTATATGATTCAATGGATACTGATTCTATCCATGAATTACTTATCAAATCTGCGGCGGATCTTATATCAGAACCCACCCCAAACTACCAATTTGTAGCGGCACGCTTAGTTAACTATAAGTTGCGTAAGCATGTTTATGGTCAGTTTGAACCCACTGATGTATATACCCATATCAAAAAGAATATCGAACTTGGAGTATATGATGGGGATATCCTTAATCAATACACTGAAGAGGAATTCCGGTATGTAACAGAAGAGGTTATTAAGCACGAGAGGGATGATGACTTTACTTACGTAGGGATGGAGCAATTCCGTGGTAAATACCTAGTGCAAAATAGAACTACAGGGGTAATCTATGAGACCCCTCAAATGTTATATGCAATGATTGCCCTTACACTATTTGCTAGTTATAATGGTAGGAGAATGTATTACGTTAAATCATTCTATAATGCTATATCACAATTTTATATTTCATTACCTACGCCTATTATGGCCGGGGTAAGAACACCCACACGACAATTTTCATCTTGTGTGGTATTAGAGGTTGATGACTCGTTGGATTCTATTAATGCAGCGGCATCATCTATTGTAAGTTACATTTCAAAGAAAGCGGGGTTAGGAATAAATGCTGGAAAAATTAGAGCTGTCGGTGCGCATATCGGAGATGGGAGTATTGTACATACTGGTGTTATTCCCTTTTTAAAATACTTTAAGGCGGCGGTTAAGTCTTGTTCCCAAGGGGGAGTAAGAGGGGGAGCCGCCACTGTTCACTTTCCTTTATGGCACTATGAGTTTGAAGACCTTATTGTATTAAAGAATAATAAAGGTACTGATGAGAATAGAGTAAGGGAATTAGATTACTGTTTCCAATTCAACAAGTTAATGTATGAACGTCTATTATCTGGGTTCTCAGAAGATCAAGATTTGTTTAAAGTATTATATGAGAAGTATGAGAAGGTTAGAAAGATTCGTAAGAAGACTTTACCAGCCTTAGAGGTATTCTCACAGTTCTTAACCGAACGTAAAGAAACAGGTAGAATCTATTTACAGAATATTGACCATGCTAATTCTCATGGGGCATTCATTGAGAAAGAAGCTCCTATCCACCAGAGTAACTTATGTCAAGAGATTGATCTCCCCTCTAAAGGCCTTAGGTCTTATGATGACAATGAACATGGAGAAATCTCTTTATGTACCCTAGCAGCAATTAACTGGGGGATGATATCTGAGCCTAAGGAATTTAAGAAGTACTGTGACTTAACAGTTAGAGCCCTTGATGCCTTACTTGATTATCAAGGATATCCTGTGTTAGCGGCTAAAGAGTCTACTTACAACAGAAGACCTTTAGGCGTAGGTATTATTAACTTTGCCTACTTCTTAGCTAAGCGTGGCTTAAAGTATGATGAAGGAGCTTTAGAGACGGTTGATGAATATGCAGAGGCATGGAGTTACTATTTGATTAAAGCTTCTAATACCTTAGCTAAAGAGAAAGAGGCGGCCCCTAAATGTTATGAAACTAAGTACGGCTTGGGTATTGTACCAATTGATACCTATAAGAAAGAGGTTGATGAGTTGATTAAACCACAAGAACGAATGAAGTGGAAAGAGCTTAGGGAATCATTAGCTGAACATGGCATTCGTAACTCTACTTTAATGGCATTAATGCCAGCAGAGACTTCAGCACAGATTAGTAATAGTACTAACGGTATTGAACCTCCAAGGGCTTTAGTATCATACAAGCAAAGCAAGGATGGCGTGATGGCGCAAGTAGTACCAGGTATTCATAACTTAAAGAATAAGTATGACTTACTATGGGACCAAAAGAGTCC